CATGCTGTGCGTTATTTGCAGCTTCAGGACATGGGGGATCCTGGCCGGTTGCATGATGCGATGGATTTTTTGTATCGGACGTTCATGGATGAAGAGTTGCCGAACAAGACTCGTCTGGTGGCTGTGAAGGAGTTTTTGGATGCTACGGGTGTGAAGGCTACGTGGAGGAATCCGACCCCGGATTTGTTGACTGTCAAGGAGACGGAGGAGATTGATTATTCGGTGTTGTCTCAGGAAGAGTTGATGGATTTGGCTGAGCAGCGTGCGTTGATGGCTGCTCAGGTTGATGGTGATTCTGAGGTGACTGAGGCCGAGGTGTTGGATGACTGAGGTTGTTCGTAAGACTCGGGCTGCGACGGTGGCTCCGAAGGCTGCCGACGTCGAACGTTTGGAGCGTGAGCTTCAGTGGCGTTCTTGGTTTCCGGATCAGAATGTTGCGGTGTTGGATTCTCGTCGGGTGATTCCCGACGATGAAGTCAAGGTGTTGGTTGAGGCGTTCCGTAAGTTTTGTTTGGAGGCTGTGCGGATCAAGGTTCCTGGTGCTCGGGTTCCTTTCGAGTTGCGTGATGCCCAGTTGCAGACGGTTGAGGCGTGGATTCGTCATCGGAACAACATTTGTTTGAAGGCTCGTCAGATTGGGTTTTCGACGTTGACGGCTGTGTTTGCGTTGTGGGTGGCTTTGGGTGGTGCGGATCGTCAGATCTATTTGTTGTCTCGCCGGGAGTTGGATTCGATTTCGTTGTTGAACAAGGCGAAGTTTGCTTGGCGGTCGTTGCCTGAGTGGGTGCGTGAGCGTGCTCCGGGTACGGTTGACAAGAACAAGTTGGTGATGACGTTTGAGAATGATTCGTTCATTCAGTCGTCTCCTGCGGCTGGGGATCCGATTACGGGTGAGACGGCGTATCTGGTGGTTGTTGACGAGTGGGCGAAGTTCCCTGATCAGGAGCAGGCGTGGGCTTCTATTGAGCCCACGGCTGATATTGGTGGCCGTGTGATTGGTTTGTCTACGGCTAAGGGTGAGGGGAACTTCTTTCATACGATGTGGTTGCGTGCCCAGTCGGGTGCTTCTACGTTCAATCCGGTGTTCCATCCGTGGCAGGCTGTTCCGGAACGGGATGATGAATGGTATGAGTTGAAGCGGCGTGATATGGAGCCGTGGCAGTTGTACCAGGAGTATCCGTCTAATCCGGAGGAAGCCTTTCAGGGGTCGGGTAATCCGTTCTATGACATGGAGCGTTTGAGGGAGCTTCAGGTTCGGGAGCCGATTGGCCGGTTCATGTTGGTTCGTCCGGAGGATGGTCAGCGTTGGTCGTTGGATAGTGACGAGTTCGGCCCGTTCTGGCAGTGGGAACGTCCCCGTCCGGGACGTTCCTATGTGATTGGTGCCGATATTGCTCAGGGTTTGGAGCATGGTGACTGGACGGTTGCTTATGTTATGGATGCTGAATCGGGCGAGCTTGCGGCTATGTTTCGTGGGAAACCGGAACCTGACGAGTTCGCTGGGATCCTGGTGGCTATGGGTTACATGTACAATCATGCGTTGTTGGCTCCGGAGGTGAACAATCATGGTCGTTCCACGGTGGATCATTTGCGGCGTCTTGGCTATGATCGCATTTATCGTCGTCGTTCGAAACTGAAGGCGGGTGGTGAGGCGATGACGGAAACGATCGGCTGGTTGACGACTCACGGCAACAAGCACGATATTTGTTTGGAGTTGGGTGTCTGGTTGCGTTCCCACAATGTTCCTCACCAGGGGACGATCAACGAGTTGAAAACGTTCATTCGTACTCAGCGTGGCGAGAAGATCCGGTTGTCGGGGTCACCTCACGATGACTGTGTGATGGCGTTGGCTATCACGGTGGAGGCCCGTAAGTATGCGATCCGGAACAACATTGGTTCGGTGAAACCTGAGAAGGTTCCGGGGTCGATTGCTTGGTGGGAGCAGAAGCTTTCAAATAGAAACACCGGTCGCCGCAAGGTGCGACCGGGACGGTGAATGCTATTTATCTAGGGACATGACGATGAGATGCGAAGATTGCGGGGAAGATAAGCCTGCCTCCAGCTTCAATGCGGAGAGCTTCAGCCCTACGACGTGTTTCAGATGTCGTGTCCAGGGGGTTGCTTTCACTAATCCGATCAAGTCTGGTCAGGGTGTCGACCAGTGGCGTCATACGACGATTGCTGAACACAACCGGACTCAGATTGCTGAGGCTATGGCGAATGGTTTGGAACGTCCCGAGCCGAAGCACACTAGTTCGACGGCGTGGTCGCCGTCTCAATCGCAGGTTTCTAAGTTGGCGAAGGCCAAGGTTGGCTGATGTTGCGTACTAACTCGACATACGAGCAGGCTATTGGCGGATATGGTGCCGACTCGACTGATGATCGTTCCGTCAAAGGCAAGTGGTCTTCGAAGCTTTCCCGTGTCCGTAACGCTTTCAAGAAGCGTAAGGATGACGGTTGGGATCAGAAGGCCACCGAGTTCATCCAGGTGTATTCGAACAAGTATCCTTGGGATGAACTGAACAACTATCAGGATGTTGTTGCCCCGAACATGGCGTTCTCCACGGTGAACACCATTGTTCCCATGTTGGCTGTTCATGCCCCGAAGATCACGGTTGAGGCGAAGCGGGAACAGGATCGTGAGGCAGCGATGACTGTCGAAGCGGTCGTGAATCACCAGTGGGAAGCGAACGAAGTCCAGGAAGAGATCCGTGAGGCTGTCAAGGATTTCGTCATCATCGGTCTCGGATGGGTGAAGTCGGTTTGGGAAACCGAGATTGCCGAACGTGAACTGTCGGTCCCGGAATGGCAGGAACAGGTTCGCTCCGCTCTGATGGAGCGGGCGAACACGATCAACGAGTCGATGTTGAACGAGGACGAGTTCCCGTCCGAGGACGATGTTATTGCCGGTATCAACCGGACGGTCGAAGAGATTGTTCGGGATTCCCCGAAGGTGACCCGGGTTTCACCGTTCGACATGATCGTGGACCCGGACGCTTTGCGTTTGAAAGATGCACGCTGGATTGCTCAGCGTTCGTTCGTCCCGTTGGAGGAAGCGAAGAAGAACACGGCATGGAATAGCCGTGTTCGTTCCAAGTTGACCCCCAGTGTCATGTCGAAAGAGCGTGACATTGATGTCGATGGGAACACGAAGGATATGGACGAGGCTGCGTTCGTCATCGTCTACGAGTACTACGACCTGTTGTCGGGTGAGATGTGTGTGTTCTCCGAATCAGGTGACGGGTTCCTGCAGTCTCCCGTCAAGTCCCCGTTCCCTGACGTTCATCCGTTCATTCCGCTGTTCAACTATGATGTTCCGGAACGGTTCGCTCCGATTGGTGATATCGAAACCGTGTTCGGTTTGATGTTGGAACTGGCGATGACTCGCACCCAGATGATCAACGACCGTAAGGCCGGTCGTCGGATCCATCTGTATCGTCCTGGTGCTATCGGCCCCGAAGGTGTCGAAGCATTGGAGTCCGAACAGGACGAGGTGCTGATTGAGGTTTTGGAGGATCGTCCGTTCGGTGACGTGATTGGTACGGTGCCGCACACTGCGTTGCATCCGGAATGGTACAATCAGTCGCAGATGATCCTGGAAGACATCAACATGATCACGGGCGTATCCGAGTACGCCCGTGGTGTGATGCCTGATATCAAGCGTACGGCTACCGAGGCCGGTCTGATTCAGGATGCTGCCAACGCCAGGTCTGCTGACAAGCAGTGGAAGGTTGAGCAGATGATGGCTCGGGTGGCGAAGTCGATGATTCGTCTCACCCAAATGTATATGGAAGGTTCCCAGGTTGCGAAGGTTGTCGATGACAACATGGTGCAACATTGGATCGAGTTCACCTCCCAGGATTTGATGGGTGACTTCACGTTCAAGGTTGAGGCAGGTTCAACTCAACCTCAGAACGAGACGTTCCGCCGTCAGTCCGCTTTGCAGTTGATGGACGTGATGTCCCCGATGATCGGTTCAGGGATGATCAACGACCAGAAGTTGATCGAACACGTTTTGCGTAACGGTTTCGGTATCAAGAACGCAACCGATTTCCTGGGGCCTGGCCCGCAGCCACCTCCGCCTGAACCCGGCATGGAGGGGATGCCTCCCGAACAGATGCCACCGGGTATGCCACCGGGTATGCCGCCTGGGGTTCCGCCTGAGATGATGGGTGCTATGTGATGGGTGTCAAGTCGCAAGTGTTGGAAGATACCGAGATTGCTCAGCTTCTCATTGATGCCGGATTCCGGGGCGATGCTGCCATCGTTGCGTTCGCTGTCATCATCGGGGAGTCTGGTGGGGATGCGTGGGCAATCAACATGAACACCCATGATCCGACCTCGGTGTCGTATCTCAGTCTCGACAAGGGGCTTGTCCAGTGGAACGACTATTGGTGGCCTGATTTCGCCAGGACCAGCGATCCGTTCGTTCCCGAGCTGGCGGTCCAGAAGTTCTTTGAAGTTTCAAAGGGAAACAACTTCACCCCTTGGAACGCCTACAAGAATCATAGTTTCGTGCGGCATGTTGAACGGGCTTACGCTGCGTTCTCCGCACTATAGATCGCTGCCTTCGGGTGGAAGCCGTGCCAGGTCTTAGTTCTCCGACATGCGCAAGTCGGGGCGGGTTTGGGGCGCACTCAACAAACAACTATCCCTAGGGAGAAACTGATATGCCTGCTGTTACCAACCTTGGTTCGGCCCGCCTGATTGCTTATACGGGCGCTTCGAACACTCTGGCGAACAACGTGATGACCGGTACGGTCATCACCGTTTCGCACGGGTCGGCTACGACCCTGACCATCCCTGAGTCCACCTCGGTGGATTGGGAGCCGGGTACCGTTTTCTACGTTGTCCAGCTTGGTGTCGGTGCTGTTACCGTTGCCAAGACTGGCTCCGATACGATTGCCGGTACGGCTGTCACTGCTGCTGCCGGTGATACCCTCATCGTCACGAAGACGACCTCGACCGGCTGGCATTCGGCTCTGGCTACCTGATTCAGATTTCAGTCTGAAACTGCAACCGCCGTCCCTTCTGGGACGGCGGTTGTTTGTTATATAGGGGAAATAATCGTGTCGAACTTCCCTGGGAGAAATGATGCCTGTAGACTTGGAGTCCATTTACAACGAGATTGAGACCGAGGGGTCTCAACTGTTGGAGGATGGAAACCCAGTAGACGAACCGGATGCGGAGTCTGCTGATGTTATTGAAGGCGAAACCGACGAGCTTGTTTCGGATGACGGTAACCCCGAAGAAGTCGAAGACTTGGGGACCGAGGGAGAAACCGCATCGTGGGATTGGTCCGAATACTCGGACCGTATGGTACCCATCAAGGTTGATGGAGAGGAAACTCTTGTCCCGTTGAAGGAACTTCGGGACGGGTACATGAGGCAAGCGGATTATACCCGTAAGACTCAGAGCCTTTCCGATCTTGAGCGTACCGCTCAATGGGGACAGGACGTTCAGCGTGCTTTCGAACAGGACCCGATGGGTACCCTGGAAGCGTTTGCTCGGGCTTATGGTCTACTGGACCAGCAGCCCCAGCAGGATGGTCCGAACCTGGATGAGATTGATGAAGACATCCGTCCTTGGGCTGAGAAGGCCACGGCTGCAGAGCGTCAGCTTATGCAGATGCAGCAGCGGCTTGAACAGTTGGAGATGGAACGTTTGAAGTCTGACGTGATGTCAGAGGTGAATGCTCTCAAGTCTCGGTTTGGGGACACCTTTGACAGTGTTGAAGTGTTGCGTAATGCTGCAGCGAAGAACATGAGTCTGGAGGATTCCTATTGGAATCTGATGGGGCAGCGTTCTTACCAGCAGCAGCAAAACATTTCGCAGTCGGATGCGGCGGCAGCCAGGGCTGCCGAGGAACAACGTAAGGCTGATTCTGAGCGTAAGCAAGCTCAGAAGCGGCAGGCTTCGTCCACTCAGACTGGTTCGTATCGTGCTGATGATGTCCCGGTTGATGATTTCAATACCATCACTGAACTGTACGAAAAGTTGCTGGCTTCAAGCTAGCGGTATCGCATCTCTTGGGGGGATGAACAATGGCTAACAACATTATTGGCACTACCCTGGAGCGCTATTTTAGCTCCGGTAAGGCCACCGATAACATCTTCAGCCGCACTGCGGCGCTGGACTTCCTGTATCGTCGGGCGAAGCTTGACGCTCAGGGTGGTCGTAATGCTGTCCATCCGGTGAACGGTGTCCGGAACTCGACGTTCCAGAACTACAGCGGTTACGATACGCTGACCCCGGCTGCCGACGAGCTTATCGACACTGCCGAGTACACGTGGAAGCAGTCCGCTATCTACGTGCCGATCAGCGGTGAAGAGAAGGCGAAGAACAGTGGTGACAAGGCTGTCATCAAGCTGCTCCAGACGAAGACCGACAATGCCGAGATGACGGCTGCGGAGGCTTTCGAGGAGATGTTCTTCCTGGCGGACGGTGCCGGTGGTGGTACTGCTCCGACGACCTACACGGCGTCGTCCAAGGAGTGGGCGGGTCTCGCTCTGTTCTGTGACAACTCTGCTACGGATGTTGGTGGTATCGACGGTACCGCTGAGACGTGGTGGCAGGCGGATGTCACCGGTTCGGTTGGTGTCCTGACTCTTCAGGATCTTCGGAACAAGTACAACTCGGTTGGCTATGGTGCCGACCAGTGTGACTTTGAGGTGACGACCCAGGTTCTCTACGAGAAGTATGAGGATCTGCTTCAGAATCAGCAGCGGTTCACCGATCCGGGTACGGCCAAGGCTGGCTTCGACAACATTCTGCACAAGGGTGCTGTGGTTGCTTGGTCGGACTTCTGCCCTTCGGGCCACTGGTACTTCCTGAACAGCCGTCACGTCAAGCTGTCGGTGCTGGATGGTTCGTGGATGAAGTTCAATGGCATGATCCAGCCGTACGACAAGGATGCGGAGTACGGTCTGATTCTTTGCAAGGGGACCTTCGCAACGGATGGTCGCCGGTACATCGGCCAGCTTACTGGGGCTACGGCTGCCTGATTCTGGTTGACCCGGTTCCGTTGGGGTCTGGTGGTGGGCCGGGGCACTTTGAGGGTGCCCCGGCCCTTTCCAGTTTCAAATAGAAAGAATGATGTGATGCCTGTTCCGAGAGCCCGGGTTGAAGAAGTCAGGGGTGCTGTCCCGTACGGGAGTATCCCGATTGGTGACGTGGAGTACGAAGAAGTGACCGAGTGGCGTGGATCGTACGAGTCGTATGTTCCGGGTGCTGTCCCTTACACGTATTGGGGGACTGAGGCTGATGATCGTGTGGAGAAGGGGTGATTTGCTGTGACGTTTGCTGAGATTCGTAAGACTGTTGCTGCTGTGGTTTTTGGGTTTGGTACGGGTTTGGGTACTGCTGCTGCCAGCAATGGTGTTGAGGCGAACGAATGGTACATGATTTTGGCTGGCACTTTGGTCACGGGTGCCGGTGTTTGGTTTATGCCGAACCGTTCTGTTTCAGAGTGAAACTTGGGGTAACTGATGCCTACCGTTAGTTCTTATGATGCCATTACTACGTTGGATGGCGACGAGTATTTTTATGCTGTTGATGATCCTGGTGGCACGCCGACCGGTAA